AATATGCGAGGTAAGATGTTTGTCGATTGGTTTTTTTAAACGTTTATTTGCTTTCTGGATTGCTAAGTTGAAAGAATTATTTTGAATTGGTATACCGTTTTTGGTAACACAGATAAATCCAAGATCATTGAACGTTTTTCGAGTATTTTTAGAAAGTTCATTTATTGAGATAAACTCTTTTAAAATTTCAATTTCTCTTTTTGATAAAGAAACAGTTCTGAAGCTTGCAGCAGTTTTTGTAGTTGTTTTAAATCCTTTTGAATACCCTACTGTCTTATCCAAAGTGCCATGGATTTTTACTGTCTTGTTATCAAAATCAATATTTTCTTGTTTAATAGCAATAGCTTCACCGATTCGACAACCATTGTATGACATGAATTCAGCAAGCAAACCTAGTCTATATGTACTATTTGTCCTGTATAATTCTTCTAATAATCTTTTTAGTTCATCCTCTTCCAAAAATTTCTTTTCTGTCTTTTCTAATTCTTCGATTGTTTTTATTTGTTTTGGAAGTTTTGCTCGTCTTGCAGGGTTGTCTTTGATGTATTCAAGACTAACTGCATAATCAAGCGATAGATTTAGAATCATTTTATAGCGTTCTAGTTTCGAACGAGAAATATCTAGATCATTTAAAAACCGCTGGATATATTTAGTGTCTATATTCTTAACTTTAATTTCTGTATCGAACGCTTCCTTAAAATCATTCACGCTACTTGTAAGAGAGCTGATAGAACTACCTTTGATTTCTTTTTGGTAAAATGTCCACCACTCATCTAAAACGTGATGGTAAATCACATCTGTTGATTGTAAATTCTGTAAAGTTTCTTCTATGCGTTCATCCAGTAGTTTTTGAGCTTCTTTCTTTGCTCTTGATGTACCAGAACTAAGCGTTACAGATACCCTCTTCAATTTTTCAGTGTATGGGTCTTTATACCGTTCAAAAAATTTATACTTTCCATTCGGAAGTTCTTCCATCCACATTGATTTTTCCCCTTTATTTTGTTAAAATGGGTATAGTAAAAAGGGCTTTTTAATGCCTTTTAATATACTAGCTATTCCTCACACTCAAAAACTTGGCGGTCGGAGAGTGTGGGGAATTTTTTTATTTTTGAATTAGGATAGCGATAATTGAAACCACAATCCCAATAATTGAAAGAAGAGATCCAACGGTTAATGCGATTAACCATTTTTTATTTTCTTCTTTCTCTTTTTGTTGTTCTAGCTTGAAATCAGAAAACATCTTTTCCATTCGAAGCCCCATGTTTTCAAATCCGTCGCGCATTTCAGTTCTGACTTGATCGAATTTTAAATCAACCTTTTCAAAACCGTGTTTGACATCAGAGTTTATTTTATCTAACTTTAAATCAATTTCTGTCTTAGTGTATATTTCACGTTCCATAATTTCTTCCTCCTGATACCTTGGTTTCATTATATCACCTTTTGTATGATTTTGGGAGTTCAATACGGTAACATTACTTGAATCTTTTGTTTTATATTCACTTGTATTTCCCATGCTTCTTACCTCTTATAAAGATAAATGTACCGATTAAATTCATCTAACACCTTTTGAGCATCTGTGTCATAGAGCTTGAAAGAAATCTTATAGTTTCCTTCAAATTGAGCAGTAAAACTAAAAGGAAAGCTACCAATTGATATACCATAATCTTTATCATAGATAATAAATTCCTCTTCTGGTACATAGACATTCGAAACATGGACAAGTTGTTCCTCCAATTGTTTATCATTTTGAGAGAAGACTTGAATTTGATATTTACGATTAGATTTTATATTAAATAAATCAACGTCAACACCTATAGCAAAAGAGCCAGGGAATTCATCTAGAGTAGAAGCTGTTGTCATTGGCTGCATGCTTTCAAGATGTATCAAACTAATATTTGCTATTTTTTCATTAAAAGAAAATTTAGGAAAATCTTCATCAAAGTCAATCATTATTTTCTCCTTTTTAAAATTTATTTAACTACCAGTTAATCTATAAAATTCTTCCTGGATCATATCTTCACCCCAGGTTGTTGAGATTTTGTGTCTTTCTGCGAATTGGAGCCAGTTGAAGTCTGATACTTCGTACTGTGCGAGTTCTTCAGATATGAGATGTCGAATCATGAAGCGGTCTGCTTCGTTCTCATATTTGTATAGCAGCCGTTTGTAATTGGCTGGGTCGTGGTTTATGTGCCCTAATTCGTGTAAGATGACCTTTTCTCTCTCCTCTATGGATAAATCCCTATTAACGTAAATGATGCGCTCATCGGGAAAATAGAAGCCTCTACGCTCCCACATGGTCTCAGGGAAGAGATAGAGTGTGACCTGGTATTCATCCAGCAACTCATTCACTTTCAATATCGGATACCCCCAGAGAAAGCTTAATGATCTGCGCAATCTTGTCAACATCTTCATCTGATAGTGGTTTACCATCGAAGAGAACCACACGTTCACGAAGATTGGATAAGTCAACAGTACGACCGTCAGCAGTTGTGACAAGGTCGCCTGAAATATTAGGATTATCAGTACGACCTAGAAGATAGTCTAAAGAAACATTGAAGAAATCAGCTATTTCTTGCATTCTTTCTGTGCTAGCTTTTTGTTTTTTTAATGAATAAAGTGTATTTCTGCTATAACCTAGCTTTTCCTCCAAGGCATTTAAAGAGAGACCTTGTTTTTTTGCTAGTTCCTTAATTCTTTCAAATGTCAGAAACATTGTTTTATCAACCTTTCTAAGCATTACGAAAAAATATTTTAAATTATTTGATTAAAACTATTGACAAAGTTAAATAAATAATTTAAAATAGTATCCGTAAGCTAAAGAGTTAGCGAAACAGACAACTAAAAAAATATAAACCTAAAAAACTGATTGGCGTCCGTTTTGAATAGGTAAACCTTACTTTTTAGTAGGTCTTTTCTCTATGTCTTGATTTTAAATCATTCATTTAAAATTGTCAAGAAATTCGCTAACTTTTTAGACAATATTTTTAAAAAGGAGGTTGGAGATGGAGGAAACAGTAAACGAATTTCTAAAATTCAGAAGCCAATTCACAAAACGGGAATGGCACGAACTTAACCAAGCCGTCGAAGCTCGGTTAAACCAAAAAGCCGACCAGCTAATGCTGGACGACTCGGATATAGAAATTATTTCTAGTAGATTGAAAAAAATTATCTAGAAACGATTTGAATGAACATTGGGTGGATACGATAGTCGGCACCGTGGTAATGAATGTAAATGTAATCCTGATGATACATAGTATTTGCTTCAGGTTTAGAAATTGGTGAGTAGAGCTCTGCATTCTCTTCCCACCAAATATAAGGACTAGCCATATTAGGTCCCATCACACATTTATCGTCAGCTGATAGGTTCACCCAATTACCGCAAAGACATGCGTGAATTTCAGTCATAATAACACCTCCTTTCTAGCTTAATTATAGCAAAAAGGAGAGAAGAAATAGAAAGGGGAATATATGAGCCAACAACATCAAAAATGGATTCAACTTGTCAAAGATAAATTGAATTCAGAAGGAATGACACAAACACATCTTGCCCGTGCTTGTGGAGTTAAGAAACCGACCATTTCAGAATTACTGAAATATGGGAAAGGTAGTGACAGATTGAAAAACCGAGTGTGTGATGTCCTAGGCATCGATGAAAGCTGGGTTGATTTAGGAGAGTAGGAGATCAAAATGAAAACAGCGACAGTAAAAATGTTCAAGGAACGTCCAAATGGAGACCTGGATGAATTTAGATAACAAAAAAGCACCTGACTGCAATCAGGCACTTACTAAAAAATTCAATTTAATTATAACACAGAAAGCGAGGAAAAACCATGCCTAAAGCAGAAATCACTTATAAGCCAGTCGGTGTAAATGAGAAAGCTACACATGGCGATTATAAACATCTTTGTCAAATGTGGGAAGGACTAACTCCAGGAACTGCTAAAGTCTGGGCAACTGAGATGAGAGAACACCCAGATTTTAAACAATTTATTGATAATCCAACACATAAAATTGTATTCATCAATTACGAAGGTTTTCGACTTTTCGTGAAATGGAAAAGCAGAAATCGTTATCGTGCTAAAAAAGAAACATTATCAGAAATGTTGGAGAACTTGAAGAAAGAAAAACAATTGGGAGTTTAAACATGAAACTAATAGACGGAATCACAAAATGGTTTTTCAACAATGAACCAAAAGAAAAAAATGTTGATTGGCGATTAGTCGCATTGGACTTGAACCGTGAATTGATTGCAGAACGAGAAGAAAATAAAATCTTGTATCAGCGTATAGCTGACTTAGAAAAATTATCAGGAGTTTAACATGAAATACTTTATACCGAAAATTCACATTGAATGTGAAAGTTTTGAAGAAACTGCAATATCATTTTATACATACCCGAGACATGAATACCACTTTAAAAACGGTTTTGGCGCAAGTGTTATTAACAATCCTTACTCGTACGGTTTAGAGTTAGCAGTATTAAAACATAATAACGAAACTGAAGAATGGGAAATAACCTACGATACAAATATTACAGATGACGTTGTAGGGTACATCGACGGTAAGGACGAATTGAAAAAACTTTTAATTAAGATTTCACAACTAGAAAAGGAAAAATAGCATGACAGAACCAACTTTAGCAAGCCAATTTTTAGGAATTGCAACAACTATGATTAGTTTGTTCATTGTATTGTCACTAATTGCATACGGTGAACAAAAAGCAAAAGACAAGATGCGTAAGCAGCAAGAACATGACAAGATGATTATTGAAGTCTACCAGCAAGGTAGAAACCAATTCAATAATATCGCACGCATGAACATTCGCAACTGCGACAGAAAATTCACGTTTGATGAACAACCACCTGTCGGATTGAACTAGAAAGGATACTAAAAGATGGATAAAGGAATTCAAGAAGTACGCTACCCACGGGTACGTTTACCAAAAGAGATATACGATCGCGTAGCTGATATTGCTAATGAGTGTGACATGAAGATGAGTGATGTTATTGCTCAATTAACGGAATTTGCTTTTAAGCACATTGAAGTTAAAGAGGAACAAATCCTAGTCAAGAAACTATATATTGGAGGCTAAAAAATGGTAACAATCAATAAATTAGAAATTGAAAACGTCAAGCGAGTTAAAACGGTCAAATTAGAGCCGTCAGCAACTGGTTTGACAATCGTTGGTGGAAATAACAACCAGGGGAAAACAAGCGTGCTAGATGCGATTGCTTGGGCGCTAGGTGGCAACAAATATAAACCTAGCCAAGCGCAACGCGAAGGCAGCACAATTCCGCCTAGCTTAAAAATTACACTATCAAACGGTTTGATTGTAGAGCGTAGCGGTAAGAACAGCACTCTCAAAGTCATTGACCCTAGCGGTAACAAAGCCGGTCAAAATTTGCTGGATAGCTTTGTTGAAGAGTTGGCTATCAACTTGCCAAAATTCATGGAGCAAACAAGTAAAGAAAAAGCAAAAACTTTGCTACAAATCATCGGAGTCGGTCCACAACTTGCTGAACTTGAAATGCAAGAGAAAGCCAAGTATGACGAACGTCATGCGATTGGTGTGATTGCTGACCAGAAAGAAAAGTTCGCTAAAGAACAACCGTACTACCCAGATGCACCGAAAGAGCTTGTTTCGATTACTGAACTAATTCAGCAGCAGCAAGAAATTCTTGCAAAGAATGGTGAGAACGCTCGTAAGCGCCAGAACTTGGTATCTATCAAAAATCAACACGCTTCAGCAACTGCAGAGGTTGAACGATTGGAGCAATTGCTGGATGATGCCAAAGAAAAAGAAAGTCAGTTAGCTCAAGACTTGGCTATCGCGAATACCGATGCTATGGATCTTCTTGATGAATCGACTGAAGAAATCGAAAACAACATCGCAGAGATTGACGAAATCAATCGTAAAGTTCGTGCTAATCTTGACAAAGATAAAGCCGAAGAAGATGCCAAGGGTTATCGCGAGCAATACAAGGAGCTTGATAATGTGATTGATGACATCCGCAAGCAGAAGACAAACTTGCTCACGAACGCAGACTTACCGCTGCCGGGCTTATCCGTGGATGATGGAGAATTGCTCTATCTTGGTCAGCGCTGGGATAACATGTCTGGTAGCCAGCAATTACAAGTGGCGACTGCTATTGTGCGCAAATTGAAGCCAGAATGTGGATTCGTACTTATTGATAAGCTGGAGCAAATGGATCAGTTGACTCTTCAAGAATTTGGCGCATGGCTTGAACAAGAAGGCTTGCAAGCTATCGCGACTCGTGTATCGACAGGAGACGAATGTAGCATCTTGATTGAAGATGGCTATAGCGTCAAGCCGGAGACGAAACAAATTCCTGAAACATGGAAGGGAGGATTTTAAAACATGCAGATTACTAGAGGAAAACGGGCGCGAGCTCAAAAGGTAGTTATCTACGGACCTGAAGGAATTGGAAAATCTAGCTTTGCAAGTCAATTCCCAGACCCCGTGTTTATCGATACGGAAGGTTCGACAGATAACATGGATGTGGCACGACTAGACAAGCCAACAAGCTGGACTATGCTGGTCAATGAGATTGCCTTTATCAAGGCAAATCCAACCGAATGTAAAACACTCATCGTTGATACAGTTGACTGGGCAGAGCAATTAGCAGTAGCTCACGTATGCTCACAACACGGAAAACAAGGAATTGAAGATTTTGGATGGGGCAAGGGTTACACTTACGTCCAGGAAGAAATGGGGCGTTTCTTAAATGCCTTATCTGACCTAGTCGATATGGGTATCAATGTAGTATTGACTGCACACGCTCAAATCAAGAAGTTTGAACAACCGGATGAGATGGGCTCTTATGACCGTTACGAATTGAAACTTGGTCAAAAGACTGGTTCGAAAACGGCGCCACTTGTAAAAGAATGGGCGGACATGGTTCTGTTTGCCAATTATAAGACCTTGGTTATGACTACTGACAACGGCAAGAAGAAAGCTCAGGGCGGTGAACGTGTAATGTATACCAATCATCGTCCGGCTTGGGACGCGAAGAACCGACACGGCTTGCCAGATGAAATGCCATTCAATTACGCAGGTATTGCTCATATCTTTGCTGGTCAACAACAAGTACCACAACCACAGGTTGAACAACCTCAGCAAAGCGCACCACAAGCTCCTGAACCAATTCAAGAGGAAATACCTCTCGATATGTCGACAGTTGCCGAAGTACCTCAAAATGAAGTTCCTATCGAGCCAGAGAGTGCTCCCGCTTCATATCACGCAAGCTTGCCAAAGAGTTTGACCGACCTCATGTCTCAAAATAATGTGACAGAAGAAGAACTTCAAAAAGTCGCATACATCCGTGGGCACTTCCCGCTAGGAACTCCGATTGAAAACTTCCCGCCCGATTATTGGGATATGATTGTCTCTCACTGGCAGGCGACTATGGAAGTTATTCAAAATCAGGTTCGAGCAGATCCAGAATTACCCTTTACCGTGTAAGTTTTGGGAATTAGAAATTATAGCAAAATACAATAAAAATTTTAGAAAATAGAGGAAAAACAACATGACACAACAACAATTTAACAACTTTGAACGCGAATACGACTGGAATGACACTATCCAAAAAGATGTTGAATTCACCTTGCTGCCTGAAGGTCTATACAATTTCACAGTTAAGAGCTACGAGCGTGGACGTCACACGCCAAACCCACAGAACCCAGGTAAATTGCCAGCATGTAACAAGGCGACCGTTCATATTCAAATCGTTGCAAATGAAGGCAAAACAGAATTGCGCCACAACTTATTCTTGCATAGCTCAACTGAAGGTATGTTATCAGCGTTCTTTGGTGCTATTGGCCAAAAACGTAAAGGTGAACCGCTTCGTATGGATTGGAATGCCATCGTAGGAAAAACTGGTGTATGTAAGGTCGGAGTTCGTGAGTACAATGGCGACAAGTACAACGAAGTTAAGGGTATGATCTATGCTGAAGATGTTGACTATACAAAGGTATTGAACCAACAAGTAGGACAAGCTCCACAACCTAGCTACCAACAACCGCAGCAAAACTTTGGACAACCACAAGGACAAGTTGGATACCAAGCCGGGCAATTCTAGGAGGTAAGGGATGCAATTAAGACCTTATCAACAGGAAGCACGGGAAGCTGTTCAGGCTGAATGGGCTAAAGGTCGCAAGCGCACGCTCTTAGTATTACCTACCGGTTGTGGAAAGACAATCGTCTTTTCTAAAATCATTGAAGACCAAGTGAAAGAGGGCAAGCGTGTGCTTGTCCTTGCTCATAGGTCTGAATTGCTAGAACAGGCAAGCGATAAACTCAAGACTGCGACAGGATTAGGAACGGCCTTAGAGAAAGCTGAAAACACCTCTATCGGTTCCTGGTATCGAGTAGTCGTCGCTTCTGTTCAGACTATGCAGAGAGAGAAACGACTTAGTCAATTCCCTCCGGATTGGTTTGATACGATTGTAGTCGATGAAGCCCATCACGCTATTTCAGATGGTTATCAACGTGTGCTTGGTTATTTTGAACAGTCGAATGTATTAGGAGTAACTGCCACACCAGACCGTGGAGATATGAAAAACCTTGGCTCTTACTTCGATAGCTTAGCTTATGAATATTCACTGGTCCAAGCTATCCAAGAAGGATATCTATCTAAAATCAAGGCTCTAACAATTCCGCTTAGCTTGGATTTGTCAAATGTCAGCATGTCAGCGGGCGATTTCAAGGCGAGCGATGTCGGGACGGCGCTAGATCCATACTTGGAACAGATAGCAGACGAAATGGCCAAGCAATGCGCAGACCGTAAAACAGTTGTATTCTTGCCTTTGGTAAAGACCTCGCAGAAGTTTCGCGACATCCTGAACGCAAAAGGCTTTCGTGCTGCTGAAGTCAATGGAGAGTCCAAGGATCGTGCAGAGATTTTAGAAGATTTTGAGAAAGACCGCTACAACGTACTTTGCAATTCGATGTTATTGACGGAAGGTTGGGACTGCCCGTCAGTAGATTGCGTGGTCGTGTTAAGACCTACTAAGGTACGTGCATTGTATAGCCAGATGGTAGGGCGTGGTACTCGCTTGCATCCAGGAAAGGAAGAACTGCTTTTGCTAGACTTCCTCTGGCACACTGAACGCCACGAACTATGCCGGCCAGCTCACTTGATTTGTGAGACTCCAGAAGTTGCTCAGAAAATGGTTGAGAACATGGAAGAGCAAACTGGTGTAATGCTTGACCTCGAAGATATGGAAGTCAAGGCAACCGAGGACGTTGTCGCACAGCGTGAAGAGGCTTTGGCAAAACAGCTGGAAGAAATGCGCAAGCGTAAGCGTAAACTTGTGGATCCATTGCAATTCGAAATGTCTATCCATGCTGAAGATTTATCGAACTACGTTCCTAACTTTGGATGGGAAATGGCTCCTGCTAGCGATAAACAAATCAAAGCGCTTGAGAAGTACGGCATACTTCCTGATGAAATCGGGAATGCTGGAAAGGCTGCTTTATATTTAGACAGATTGCACAAGCGACAATCAGAAGGCCTGACCACACCAAAACAAATTCGATTCTTAGAAGGTCGAGGTTTCAAAGATGTTGGCATGTGGCAATTTGATCACGCTAGAAATATGATTGATCGCATTGCTGCAAACGGCTGGCGATTACCAGCAGGCGTGCGACCAGCTGAATATGTGCCGGGGTGATGTATGAAATTTTTGGATCTATTTGCAGGAATTGGTGGATTTCGTCTTGGAATGGAATCCGCAGGTCATGAATGTGTTGGTTTTTGCGAAATTGACAAATTCGCAAGAGCTAGTTATCAAGCTATACACGACACGAAGGGAGAACTAGAATTACATGACATCACAACAGTATCAGACGAGTTTATTCGAGGAATCGGACGTGTGGACATTATCTGTGGAGGATTTCCGTGCCAGGCTTTCAGCATTGCAGGAAACAGACGAGGTTTTGAAGATACACGAGGAACTTTGTTTTTTGAAATTGCACGGTTCGCATCTATTCTCAGACCTAAATATCTATTCCTTGAGAACGTCAAAGGACTCCTCAACCATGACGGAGGAGCTACATTTGAGACCATCCTCGGAGCCCTGGATGAATTGGGGTACAATGTGGAATGGCAAGTCCTTAACAGCAAGGATTTCGGAGTTCCACAAAACCGGGAGCGCGTGCTCATTGTCGGACATCTTAGAGGAGAATGTACCCGAAGAGTTTTTCCTCTCTCAAAAAGTGGCCAGCAAGTTGCTTCAATCAAAGAACAGTACAGCAATACCATTACAACCAGATACGGAAACTCACAAGGCGCAGGGGCGTACATTGTTGAAAGTAAATCGCAGAAAGTAAGATCTATAGGGAACATCCATCCTTCAGGAAAAGGGATGAATGGAGAGATTTATGAATCAACTGGCTTAGCTCCTACGCTCACAACGAACAAGGGAAAGGGTCAGAAAATAGCTGTACCTATGTTTACTTTGACTGCGCAAGATAATCATGGAATCTTAATCGCAGGAAAATTGCCTGGAAATCATGACAAAAACTCAAGAGTATATGATATAGATGGACTAGCTCCTACTCTATCCACTATGCAGGGTGGTGGGCAAGAACCTAAAATCATTCAGCGTGGTCATGGTTATAATCAAGGCGGAGAACATGACATCGCTCCTACTCTAACTAGCAATAGCTATCAAGAGAATAACCTGGTCAAAGTTGTAGACTTTTACAACAAAATCACAAAAGATGAGGTTGGAACATTAACATCAAGTGGGGGAGGTAGTACTGTTCGAGCTGGAAGTTTTGGAATAACTGATGGATATCGTATTCGCAAGCTAACACCTCGTGAGTGTTGGAGGTTACAAGGCTTTCCAGACTGGGCTTTTGATAAAGCTCAAAAAGTCAATAGCAATTCTCAGCTATATAAGCAAGCAGGAAATAGCGTGACAGTCAATGTTATTGCTGCTATCGCAAAAGAATTGAAATAAAAGGAGAAAACAGTGGCAGAGAATGATTTTAATTTGTTGCCGTTGCTGGATTACATCAATCCTGCCACGGTAGACTACCAGACATGGGTAAATGTGGGCATGGCCCTTAAACACGAAGGATACACGGCATCCGATTGGGACAACTGGTCGCAAAATGATAGCCGGTATAAGAAATTTGAATGTTTCAAGAAATGGGATACTTTCAACGAAGAAGCTGGAACTATCGTGACCGGTGCAACGATTACCCAACTAGCAAAAGAAAATGGTTGGGTATCTCAATCTGGCTATGACAGTGAGAATGCTCATGAATTAGGTTGGACCGATACAATAGACCGTGATTATCGTGTCATTGATAAAGACTGGATTGAAGGTAAAGAAATCCACGAGCCGACCATTTGGAATCCGGTCCAGGAAATCATCAAATATCTTGAAACACTTTTTGAAGCCAGCGAAAATGTTGGTTATGTCACCGAGTCTTATCCAAAGACAGACGATGAAACAGGCGAGATTGTCAAATGGCTGCCAACTAAGGGAGCTTACGACCGGACTGCCGGACAATTGATTGAAGCTCTTAGCAAATGTAATGGAGATATCGGAGCTGTCCTCGGTGATTACCATGAAGAAGCCGGTGCATGGGTGCGCTTTAACCCTATGGATGGTAAGGGTGCTAAAAACGAAAACGTGACAGATTTCAGATATGCCCTGGTTGAATCTGACAGCATGCCAATCGATAAGCAAAATGCAATCTATAAAGAACTTGAATTACCGATTGTCGCTTTAGTCCACAGTGGGAATAAGTCGCTGCATGCTATCGTTAAGGTAGATGCTAAGAACTACGAAGAATATCGTAATCGTGTTGATTATCTTTATAAGATTTGTCAAAAGAACGGAATCATCGTCGATACGCAGAACCGAAATCCAAGTAGGTTATCACGCATGCCAGGTTTTATCCGAAATGGCCAGAAGCAATTCTTAGTAGATACGAATATCGGTAAGGCTGATTGGGATGAATGGTATCAATACATCGAAGACTTGAACGATGATTTGCCTGATCCTGAATCTCTTTCAGATAGCTGGGATAATTTGCCAGAGTTAGCTCCTGAGTTAATTAAAGGTGTCCTTCGTCAAGGTCACAAGATGCTGATTGCTGGACCGTCGAAAGCTGGTAAGTCATTTGCTTTGATTGAAATGTCAATCGCAATCGCTGAGGGTAAGAAGTGGCTCGGTTGGGATTGCACCCAGGGACGTGTGTTGTACGTCAACCTGGAGCTAGACCGTCCGTCTGCCTTGCATCGCTTCCGTGATGTTTATCAAGCTATGGGATTGGCTCCACAAAATATCAACAATATCGATATCTGGAATCTTCGTGGAAAGACTGTACCAATGGACAAACTAGCACCTAAGCTTATTCGTCGAGCTTTGAAGAAGAATTACATCGCAGTCATTATTGACCCTATCTATAAGGTTCTGACGGGTGACGAGAATAGTGCAGATCAGATGGCGCACTTTACGAATCAGTTTGACAAAGTGGCGACAGAGCTCGGGTGCTCGGTGATTTACTGCCATCACCACTCGAAAGGTCCCCAAGGTGGCAAGAAGTCTATGGACCGTGCTAGTGGTTCGGGCGTATTCGCTCGGGATCCTGACGCACTTATCGACTTAGTAGAGTTAGAAGTATCTGAAGAATTACTAACGCAGCGTTTGAACCAAGCGACGTGCCAACTCTACCAACGTGCATTGCAAGAGCGAAACAATGCCTACTATCAGCAGAATGTAGGTTTAGATGACCTTTTGAGTCCTGCACAAATGCGGACGCACTTTGAAAAGGGTATTCCTGATGTCATGGATCGAGCTCCGTACACAGACAAACTCGAAGAAGTCCGTAACAAGATCCAGATAGCAACTGCTTGGCGTGTTGAGGGAACGCTCCGAGAGTTTGCCAAATTTAAGCCAGTGAACATGTGGTTTAGCTATCCAGTGCATGTGCTTGATGAAACGGGTGTGCTGGCGGATATCCAAGTGGACGAGGTGAATGGAAAAAATTCTCCTTGGAAGAAAAACTTCGATAAGAAAGAAACTAAAGAGGATAAAGCTCAGAAAGTTGAGACTGCAATCGGAATATTGAACGATGGTATCGAGCCAGTAACTCTTGAAAGTTTGGTAGATTATTTCTCTACTGAAGAGAAGCCGGTAAGTGAAAAAACAGTCCGCAGATGGATAAAAAACAACGGAAAGTTTGAAATTGTAAACAAGGAAATTGTTCCAAAAAACTCAAATATAGATGAATAGGGACAAGGACATATCGAAGGACACATCGAAAGACATATCGAAGGACATTATTCGATTTGTCCTTAGGGACACAGGGACATTATTCGATTTGTCCTTATGTCCCTAAAATGCAAAAAACGAGGGACATATCGAATATTTTATCGAAATGTCCGAGGGACAAAATGAGGGACAGAATATTCTCTTTCTCCGAAAGAAGAATATTTAGGAAATGTCCTTGAAGGTCCATGGGTACATGAACAGGAACAAGGGGGCTATGCATCCGCCCCTTGTAACCCTGTAACCATGTCCCCTGACATGGACTAAGCGCGAAATGAAAAAAAGAAAAGGAGTGCATTTTTAAAAATGTTAATTGAATTCTTTTTACCGATGCAAAAAATTCCGACTACAACACACCAACAGAAAAAGGTAAACGTACAATTTGGAAAGCCAATCTTTTATGAGCCGGCAGACTTGAAAAATGCCAGGGCGAAATTTGAGAGCTTGCTCGCGCAACATGTTCCTCCAAATAAAATCAAAGGAGCGATTCGGCTAACGGTTAAGTGGTGCTTCCCTCGTATCAAAAAAAGCTACGATGGCCAGTACAAGACCACGAAGCCAGACACAGACAACTTGCAGAAGTTACTCAAGGACTGCATGACTAAGTTAGGCTATTGGCAAGACGATGCTCAAGTGGCTAGCGAAATCGCCGAGAAATTCTGGGCAGACACAGTCGGGATCTATATCAAAATTGAGGAACTGGAATGAAGATTGATTACATTGATTTTTTTAGCAGACAAATTCCGGAATGGATGGCGCGTAGCAATCAGAAAAGTCAAGAGGTCGGATTTGGAACAGATGCTTATTGGCAATGGGCGGTGTCGTCAATCGGAGAAATTTGCAAACAATACAATGATGATGAGCTGGTGACAGAACAATTCGGTTTGCTCTTTAACTGGCTAGAAAAACAAGCAGGTTAAACAATGAAATATAGCAAACAGACAATGATTGAAAGATTGGAACACTCGATCGAGAAAACCAATGAAGAAATCGAGAGATATTCCAAAGATTGCAATGGTCGATTCGCACAAGGTTGGACTGCACATCGTGAGTTTCTGAAGAAGTAACTAAAGAAAATGGAAGAACAGTTGAAGGAGTTGGAAGATGAATGTAAAACAGTTGATTGAGAAATACAAAAGCTATGAAGGAAAGTGGAATGCTCCTGGTGCGGAATTAGCTCGTCAAATTTTTATAGAAGATTTGAAACTACTAGACGAAACCGAAACAGGTCATGCAGATGAAGCTCCACGCTACGTCAAGAACATACTAGCACGATTGCGAGAATTACCATTGCATGATAGAGAAGATTGGTTAAAAGCTATCATGGGTGAATTTACGCAAGATTTCAGTAGCGCAAAATGGCGTGAGGGTTACGATCAAGGCTTACTTGATGGAGCATGGGTTGGCAATCAATTAAAAGATGCTGATAAAATTCGACAAGAATTAAATAAAGTGCTTCTACCTAGTTTTATGGATGATTGGATCTTTAAATGTCAACTCTTAAATGATTTTAGCTTGCGTGATGCACTTGATAGTAACACTATTCATCTCTATGCTAATAATAGCAAAGTAGTGAAGAAATGGCTTAATGACAGAAAAAACCAAGAACTTTTTGCCAAAGCCTGGGTGACTGACTACGAGCCTGAGAAAGAACCAAAATACAAAGTCAAGTTAAAAAATACAGATGATTATCTAAATGAGACAGAAGTTGGATTTCATTTTTTTAACAATTGTAAAAACAATAAAACATTTACACGAAAGGAACTAGAATATTCCGATTTTGCTTGGGTGCTCGATTGCCCAGGTATTGAAGTTGAGGAGGTTGAGTAAATGGAAGAAATTATCATGGCGACATTGCCTAATAAAGAATTAAATCGTTTGATTAAAATTGAAATTGCAGTTGAAAATTTAATTGAAAACGGAATACTTGATGAAGATGTCTTCAACGAGTATTTGAAGGAAGCGTAGATCGAGAAGGTGGAAGAAGAATGAGTAGATTTGAAATCTCCCTGTCTAAAGATGACCTTGAACATATCGCTAACGGTTATGATATCAAAATCAAAATCAACGGTAAAAGATTCTTGGAAACCAATGAAATCATTTTGAAGCCTGAATTGATGAATGATGTTATGAATCCGATATTGAATTATAGAAATAAAATAATCGATACTGAACAGCAAAACCTTGTTAATAATTTTATGGGAGGTGCAAGATGAAACGACCTAAACGATACCCATACACAAGAAGTCAGTGGGGTGAAGAAATCACAATAGCTCATATGAGTGATGACACAACTTTTAAGTTACGAGTGGAGCGAAATGAAGTTACGGGAGAAACTAGGTAATGAAAAACATACTAATTCGCATTCTTCTCGCTTGGTCGCTTGTCGTTACTTGCTTGTTATTCATGCAGCGTGAAGCACAGAAACCCTTGTTAGTCTATCACGCTGATAGTAAATACGCTATTACTGGCAAGGTTACAGAAAAACAAAAAATCGGAAACTTGTTCACTATCACGGTAAACGGGAACGTGTTCGTGGTGAGTGAACGGAAATACAATAATACGGAAATTGGGGAAGAGGTAGAAATTTAATGGATGATGTTTTACAAGCTCTTGCAAAGATGCTGAACATGACAACGGATGAAGTCAGTTCTTTGTTATCAACTTTCAAAGGGAATGCACCACAGATTTATGAAACGTTGTTAAAAGAAAAGATGATGTATGATGTATTCGGTTTTTTTGAAAAGATTTCACTAATAACTCTTATTATTTCTTTGATAATTTTAATTATTTCAATTTATTATTATCATTTCTATAATGCATCGGATGTTACTGACTGGGATGTTCCAAATTGGACAAAAAAAGAAACTTTAAAATCAGAACTGATTGAAAATAAAAAAAGGACATTTAGACCACTTTTGAAATCAAGTTGTATTACTTCTAGCGCAAGTTTTATAACGTTTATTACATCAGTTGTTTTGAAAACAATACTTGCTCAAAATTACATATTCATCATGAACGAAGTTTTACCAAGATTAACACACAGATAGGAGTTAACATGAACACTTTAGAAAATGTAAAGAAATGGTTTATTGATCGCGACCTTGAAAATGGTGGACGATTAGACAAGCAGTCACTCAAGCTGAGTGAAGAATTCGGTGAGTTATGTGCTGGATATCTCAAGAAGAATGAGAAAGTGACCAAGGATAGTATCGGAGATTGTGCAGTCGTGATTGTCGGTCTAGCTTTGCTGGTTAAAGTTGATGTGCATAAGATTTTTGATGAAGTTTTTAGCGACGAATACTATATCATAGAATGTCTGGTCTTTTTGAATAGGGTAATCAGCAATATTCAGTTATCAAATGAATTTACAAATAAAGATATATATATAGTCGATTTAACTCGTTCAATTTATTGGTTAAAATCAATCAGCAATGCACTTGGATATGATTTTGAAGAATGTTTTGAACTAGCGTACCAGGAAATCAAAGACCGTAAAGGTCGCTGGATTGATGGTTCATTCGTGAAAGATGAGGATTTGTCAGATGATACCAAGATTTAGAGCATGGTATGTGTTAGCAGAAGAAATGATTAATGAAATACTGATGATTTCATTTGTCAGAAAGGAAATCATAGGGAAGTTTAGCGATGGCTCTACATCGGTTCCGTTAAAATTCGAAGACAAGCGAAACGGAGAGGATGTTATCCTAATGCAGTCAACAGGACTTTTCGACAAAAATGGTCAAGAAATCTTTGAGGGGGATATAGTTAGACAAGTACGAACCCAGCCAACAATAGAAAATGAAACAATTACAGGGGTTGTAACCATGCTTGAGGGCGCTTGGTTGATTGTGAATGATAATGAGCAATTAGCAAGTGATTTGTGGTCGGAAACTGACGAGAACGAAATCCTCGGCAATATCTACGAAAATCCAGAGTTTGTGAAGGATAAGGAGGTAGATAATTGACGATCAATATTAAGCAACGATTAAAAGCCTTGCAATATATTGATATCAAAGTGAAGTCGAAACATCAGGAAATCATCAGCTTGAAGTCGGGTATTTTACGAGGACAGCAATTTGATAATATGCCAAAATCAAAAAATAATAAAAACAAGTCTGAAGAATTGAACGTGCTGATCATCGACAAGTCAGAACAACTCTATCGGGAAATTCAAGCGCTGTATAAAGAACGTGAGGAACTCATTCAAGCAATCGAATCGCTAGACGATCCGGTGGAGAACATCGTAATGCGATTGTTTTACATCGACGGGATGACCTGGAACGAAGTTGAGGCTAAGCTAAGATATAGCCGAGGCGCTATTCAAAAAATCAGGAAGTCCGCTTTTGGGAACTTATCAAAAAATGTGAACAAAGTGAACTAAAGTGAAACTTTAAAGTGTTATTATGATATTGTCAGCAAGAGGCTGATAAGCTCCTATATATTTTTTACCAAAGGGCGTAATGCCCTTTATGGCGGCGATAGGATTCTCTACTATTTTTGGTTCTCGCACAGATAAGCTCTCCAAACTTTTTGTTTCCCCGGTTCGATTCCGGGCGCCGTCTTAATGACTACAACAAAATAAAAAAGCAAAGGTAACAATATACTATTGGTTCTGATAGAGGTAAGTAGTCGCCTCTCGTTAAGTCACTCATTGAGTGGCTTTTTGATTTTTCAAGAAGTGGAGGTGATGGAAAATTGAATGATTTGACGATAAAACAAAAGAAGTTTGCAGATGAGTACATCATCTCAGGTAATGCGACTGAATCTTATAAGAAAGCGGGTTATCGCGCTTCTAGTGATAGAGTGGCAGGTGTTGAAGGTCACAAATTACTAAAGAATCCTAAGATTAAAACCTATATAGATGAACGACTGAAACAGCTTGATTCTGAAAAGATTGCAGATCAGCAAGAGGTCTTAGGTTATCTAACTTCAGTAATGCGAGGGGAGACTCAAGAACAGACCCTCTGTAGTATCGGTGAACTTGGCCAACAAGTTATTGATATCGATGTCGGGGCTAAAGATAGAATTAAAGCTGCTGAACTTTTAGGAAAACGTCACAGACTTTGGACTGATAAAGTAGAGGCAGACGTTTCTGGAACGGTGGTGTTTGCGAATGAGTCAGACATACCAGATTAAACAGAACGATATTGTCGTAGACCTACCGAAGATGGTAGGTGCTGGATATGGTCAGTTCTGGCGATCGAGAAATCTTTATCGTGTCGTCAAAGGGTCCCGTGGTTCGAAGAAGTCGAAGACAACGGCTTTAAATTATGTTACCCGTATTTTGAAATATCCCTGGGCCAACTTACTTGTCATTCGTAGATACTCAAACACGAATAAGCAATCGACCTACACGGATTTTAAGTGGGCAGCTAACCAACTGAAAGTCGCTCATAAGTTTAAATTCAACGAGTCGTTGCCTGAGATAACTGTAAAAGAAACAGGTCAGAAGATTCTCTTCCGCGGTTTGGACGATGAACTTAAAATTACATCTATCACGGTTGATGTTGGTATTCTTTGTTGGGCATGGTTTGAGGAAGCGTATCAAATCGAAACTGAAGATAAGTTCAGTACAGTCGTCGAGTCTATCCGTGGTAGCTTAGATGTGCCTGATTTCTTTAAACAAATCACGGTCACGTTTAACCCGTGGAACGAGAGGCATTGGCTCAAGTGGGTCTTCTTTGACGAAGAGACTAGACGAGCCGATACACTTTCGATGACGACTACCTATCGATGCAACGAGTGGCTTGATGAAGTCGATATCAAACGCTATGAGGATTTGTATCACACGAATCCAAGGCGTGCGAGAATCGTCTGCGACGGTGAATGGGGTGTCGCTGAAGGTTTAATCTACAACAACGTGACTGTCAAGGAATTTGACAAAGATGAGCTTCTTCAAAACCCTGATAACAAGTTGTGTATCGGCCTTGACTTCGGTTTTACTCACGACCCGACAGCTTTGTGTTGCTCGTTGATAAACGACAAAACAAAAGAAATACACATCTTTGACGAAGCGTACAGAGTCGGTCTGATAACCAAGGAAGTCGCTAAGATGATAAAGGACAAAGGGTATCATCGCTCTACAATCATCGCAGATAGTGCAGAGTCACGGCTAATCGAAGAGCTCAGGTCAGAGCACGGGATATCTCGAATCAAAGAGAGTAGGAAAGGAAAGGATAGTATCATGGCAGGCGTATCCAAATTGCAAGGATACGCTATTTATGTGCATCCGAGGTGTGAACATATCATGGACGAATTTTACAGTTATTGTTATCAACGTGACAAAGAAGGTAATTGGTTGAACAAGCCAGAAGATAAGAACAACCACTTGATGGACGCGCTACGATATAGTCTTCAATGCATTGAAGGTGTCAAAGCTACTGTCCGCAGACGGTCAGATTTTGGCTTGTAGAAAGGAATTAAATGTATCAGATTTTAACTTATCCGCGAGAGGGGTATGATGAAACAGCTTTGAACAAGGAATTGATTTATAAGCTGATTCAAAAACACACACAAGAACGCCAGCGTTTGAAGAAACTCAAAAGCTACTACCTGGGCGAACATGCTATTTTAAAACATGAGCGACGAAACAAGAACGCTCCAAACTTTAAAACAGTAGCCAATCATGCGAAGGATATTGCAGATACGGCCACAGGTTACTTCATGGGCAACGCTATTAAGTACAATAATACTGCTGAAGGTGATATCGAGTCCTTACTTGTGGCGTTTGATGGTGCTGAGATTGACCAGGTAGACACACAGAACGCTTTGAATATGTCTATCTATGGACGTGCTTACGAATACATCTATGCAAAAGAGGGATTGACCGAACTTGATTCGACTAGCGTAGATCCTGAGAATGTATTCCTGGTTTACGATGATAGTATCGAACGCAAGGTTCTCTTTGCAGTGTACTACTACGAAATCAAGGATGACACGAAAGATGCTACTAAGTATCAAGCTGAAGTCTTTACTCAAAATCTGCATTACCACATTGTGCTGCGTGATTCGAGCACAGGAACAACACAGGATGAACAAGTAGAACCTCACAATCTTGGTCAGGTTCCAATCATCGAATACCGGAACAATCACTTTTCGATTGGTGATTACGAGCAACAAATCAGCTTGATTGATGCTTACAATTCACTGATGGGTAATCGTGTCAACGACAAAGAACAAGCAGTCGAGTCTATTCTCGTATTGTACGGTGCGCAGTTGGCTGACAACCTGGAAGATGCCAGAGAAGCAATGAGCATCCTTGCTGAAGAAGGACTTTTGGAGTTGCCAACAGATGCCAAGGCTGATTTCTTGAAGAATGCCCTGGACGAGAACGCTACTGAAATCTTGCGTAAGGCTCTGAAGGAAGACATCTACACATTCAGTCATGTGCCGAATCTGACAGATGAGAACTTCGCAGGGAATAGCTCAGGCGTAGCCATGGAGTTTAAGTTGCTAGGTCTAGAGATGATTACTAAGACTAAGGAAGCGAATTACAAACGTGGTATTCGTCAACGTATCAGCATTTTTGCTCATTATCTGGGCATGCAGCAGATTGCTCTTGAGGCACACTCAATTGTGCCACAGTTTAGCCGTGGATTACCTAAGAACTTACTTGAATTGTCACAGGTTATCAATAATCTTGAAGGTAAGGTGTCACTTCGTCAGCTTATTTCTCTCTTGCCATTCGTTGAAGATCCTGATGCCGAATTGGAAGACCTCGAAGAAGAGAAAGAAAAGAACATGGAACGTGTACCATTCTTTAACCAGGTAAACACGAAGCCAGACGAAGAGGTGACAGATGAAGAACCAGGACTATTGGACCAAGAGGAAGGCTAATCTCATCTATGAGCAGATGGATAAGGCAGAAAAGCAAGCGGATAAGTTTGACAAGGTCTACAAAGAGTCCAAAGCTTATTTAGACAAGCAAATCAACAAAATCTTTGACAAGTTTCAACGTGATTATGGTTTGAGTGAGCGTGATGCTCGTCATGTCTTGAAGAACATGAAGGACCAAAAGGATCTGAATGAACTTCGTAAGGTTCTCGAAGCTCGACCGAATGACCCAAACATACAACGTTTGCTGGCTGATTTAGACAGTCCAGCTTATAGCTATCGTATGAAGCGCCTTGAACGTTTGAGCGACGATTTAGACCTTATGCGTAGTTCTATCTATCTTTCCGAGAGGCAAGGCTCAGATGATTTCTATGGCGACCTTATGAAGGATAGTTACTACAAGGCTACTTTTGACTTACAACAGCAAACGGGACTTGCTTATAGTTTCTCCGACTTGCCAGAAACAGAAATCAAACGTCTACAGGCGTTTAAATGGACGGGAGAGGGCTATTCGGACAGGATATGGTCAAACACTGGGGCGCTTGCTTCAAGCGTGAAAGACGAGCTTTTAGTAAGTCTCATGACTGGTCGAAGCGTAAGAGATACATCTCAAGCGATCGCTGAACGGTTTGAGGTTAGCAAAGGCAAAGCAAGACGTTTGGTTCGCACTGAGTCAGCGTTCTTTCATAATCAAATGGAACTGTTCAGCTATGAAGATGCCGAGATTACAAAGTACAAATTTGTAGCCGTACTGGATAAACGGACATCGCATATTTGTCAACAACATGACAACAAGGTTTATAACACAGACGAGGCCGTTCCTGGTGTCAATTATCCGCCTTTACATCCGTGGTGTAGGTCTACGACTATCGCACACGATGAGGACGCAGACTACAGCAAACTGGAACGTAGAGCAAGGAATCCAGAAACAGGTAAAGTTGAGTATGTGCCTGCTGATATGACTTATAAAGAGTGGTATAGCGAATATGTTGCGAAAAGAAAACAAAAGGGGTATAATCAAGGTACAAGGGAAACTAAAGCAAGATTCTATAGTGAGCAACTGTTGTCCAAGATTTCGAAAGCCGAGCCAAAAATCACAAGCGATATGCAACGTATTGCTGGTGAAAATAAACTCGCTGGTCTTGAATTTCGGAAGAAAACAGCTGAGTCATTAGCTCGTAAAATTACAACAGATAGCCAAGCTGAAAATATAAGTTTATTAAAGGCTACAAGTAAAATTAACGATGCTTTGCGGTATACAACTATTTTCGATTCCGATACTTTTGCAAAAGAGTATTTAAAGATGAAACAGGAGCTTATTGCAGAGGGTTATAAAGTTGTTAAAGTAAAAAATACTTGGCTAATAGATGGACCATATAAAGGTGTGAATACAGTCGTTGAAAAAGATGGTATCAACTTTGAAATGCAGTATCATACTCAGGAAAGTTTTGATTTAAAGAATGGTCCATTACATGAGCTTTATGAGAAATATCGTGATACGAATATATCTGACCGAGAACGTATGAAATTATTTAAAGAAATGCTTAATTTAAGCAATGAGCTTGAGATTCCTAAAAATATAGAGAGGGTGAAGTGATATGAAAGATATTAAATACTACCACACAACGACGAACAATCCTCAAGTGCTTCGTTTAATTGATGGTGTCATGCAAGTTTTTGATATCGAAAAAAAGTGGGTTGATAGCATTGATTGGTTTAATAAAATCTTTTTCAATGACTTCACGGATTTCGAAGAAATTCCAGAAAAGGATGCATTTGCTTATATCGACAGGATGGTAGCGGCATGATTGATATTGCCTTAGCTATTGCAAAAAAAGCACATGCAGGTCAGGTGGATAAAGCGGGTATTGATTACATACAACATCCTCTCTATGTGGCCAGCCAAGTAAAAACTCAACAAGAAAAAGCTGTCGCTCTTTTGCATGATGTGATTGAGGATAGTGATGTAACTGCCAATGATTTATTGGCGTCGGGTTTGTCAAATGAAGTTGTTACAGCGGTACAAATTTTGACAAAGAAAAAAGGTCAAAGTTATCAAGAATATCTTGAAAAAGTGAAATCAAATAATTTAGCAAGAATTGTAAAACTTGCAGATTTGAAACACAACTCAGATTTATCACGTTTGAAATCTGTTACCAATACAGACTACGAGCGTGTTAAAAAATATAAAAATGCAATTCACTACTTAAGCACTTAGAATAATCTAGGTGCTTTTCTTATGCTCAGAAAGGAGGAGCTGATGAATAAGTATAAAAAGTTGATAGAATTGATTGAAAATAACGGTCTTGAGATACAATCTAAGAAATGTTATGATCCACAGAGTGCTTGGCATGGTGAGGAGTTATGGATTGTTGATAAAGAAAACGGAACTGAAATTTTTGATCTATCTATAAATGGATATTGCTTCGATGATACCTCTGTTGATAAAGCAATTGATGAACTCAACAGTTATTTATCTCTTAAAAACATGAATACTTTTGATGATTTCAAAAAATGGGTGAAAAATAATGCTAAGTCTCAAGAAGATGTATAGAAAGGAGTAAAAAAACATGTTCATTTGGGAATGGGTGCTAATAGCACTAGGTTGGTTAGTATTCCTACCACTGGTATCTTTTATCTTTTTGTTTATAAAAAATTTAAACAAAGAGCTCAAAAACAGAAAGTAGGTGATCCGACATCTTGACTTGCAGGAATAGACTGCTATTGTATATCGTTACTTAACCGTATCAGAATTGATGCGGTTTTTTTATTGTCCAAGCATTGAAGACTTTAAAAGCTATGGAAAATACAGTCGGGGACGACTTTAAAAATAGGAGGTTCGTAATGAACGAAGAAACACAAACAGTCGAAACGGTTGAAGCTCAAGGGGTACCTGCAGAACCTACTATCGAAACCCAACCGCAAGACGAGAAAAAGTACACAGATGCAGACGTTGATGAAATCATCAATAAGAAGTTTGCTAAGTGGAAATCAGAGCAAGAAGCCAAGGAAAACGAAGCAAAGAAACTTGCCAAGATGAACGCTGACGAGAAACAGAAATATCAGTTAGATCAGCGTGAGCAAGAACTGGCCAACCGTGAACAAGCTATTGCTCGCAAGGAATTGACCGCAGAAGCTAAGGCAATGTTAAGCGAACGTGGCTTACCAGTTGAATTAGTGGGCGTGGTTGATTTGTCAAACGCAGAAGCTGTGACCGAATCAGTCGCAAGCATTCAGAAAACGTGGGAGGATGCAGTCCAGAAAGGGGTATCCGACCGCATGAAAGGAAGCGCACCTATCAAGACTGCGCCAACAAATCAGCAAGAAGTTGTAGAAAAATGGAAAAAAGACTTTTTGCACTAAAAATAAAAAATGAGGTAAATATAAATGGCATTTGAATCAATTAACACAGCAGAATCACGCAAGCGCCATCTTGGAATTATTGAAGATGTACTTGCAGTAAATTCATACGCAACACCGCTCTTGACACCAAGTGAAGCAGTAACTCTTGACGGTCGCTCATTCACTGTTGCAACAGGAAACACAACTGGTCTTAAAGACTACAAACGTAACCAAGAAAACGAATTTGATTACGTTGAAACTGAAGAAAAGGTCTACACTCTTGATGAAGAAAAATACTGGGGCCGTTTCGTTGACAAGTTGGACGAACGTGACTCAAACGGTCAAGTAAACATTGAGTATGTGATTGCTCGCCAGGCAGCAGAAGTAGTCGCTCCATACCTTGACAAACTTCGTTTTGATGCAGCACTTGGTAATGTAAGCGAAAATGTTGTTATGGGTAACACAGCAGGCGCAAACAACGCTTACAATGCAGTTCTTGACGTTTCTGAAAAATTGGATGAGCTTGGAATCACTAAAGAACGTTTGCTCTTTGTTACTCCAAGCTTCTACAAGGCTATCAAATCTGAAATCGTACGCTTGCCACAAGGTGATGCTGATAAAAAAGTCCTTGGTAAAGGATATGTTGGTGAATTGGATGACTACACAGTCTACAAAGTACCTTCTAAATTCTTGCCAAATGTACACGCCCTTGCAGCAGCACCTGGTGTTGTGACATCTCCAATTCAGATTGACAACACTAAGTACAACGACAACGTGCCTGGTCGATTTGGTGAATTGGTAGAGCAATTGCTTTACACTGGAGCTTATGTTCTTGAACATTTCCAAAAATACATCATCACAATTGCAAATGCTAAACCTGCTGCTAAAGAGTCAGCTCAAGGTAAGACAGTGAATCGTGCGAAAGCATGGAAGTCTGGTTCAGATTACAAAAAAGGTGACACAGTGACTCATGAAGATAAAGTCTATGTTGCTATCAAAGACATCACTGGATCAACCAACAAACCAGATTCTGACTCAGCTAACTGGAAGGTTAAATAACGAGATCTAACATATGAAAGTTAAAGCTATACAATCATTCAATGATTGGGAAGCTGGGATTAGACGACTAGAGAATGAAGTCTTTGAAATTACGGACGAGCGTTTTGAAGTGCTTGAAAATAATTTAAAGGTTAGCTTCAGCGTGTCTATTTCAGATGTCCTTGAAATCATTGAAAAAGAAACCGAAACACAAGGAGACGAGACGACTCCTTTAGATTAGGAGGTCTTATGGAACTTGAAAAACTAAAAATGTTAACAGGCGAGAGTGACGAAGCAGTCCTCTCGTCTTTGATTTTACGGGCTGAAAATATTATCTTATCTGAAACTAACCGAGACAAACTAACACCTGCCCTTGAAAGACTTATCCCAGAGCTTGTAATCGAGCTCTACAATCGCTCAGGAAGCGAGGGAGAGCAATCTAGGAGCGAGGGTGGTATATCTGTTACCTACTCTGACAACGGGTTGTCTACGGGCGTTTTACAGCGTGTACGAATGCATAGGTTAGCAAGGGTGGCAGGCCATGTTTTTGAAAAAGAATAGACTGAAACCCTACCCTCTCAGACGGTTTGAAAAAATTGTATCAGATGAGGGTGTTGTTAAAGAAGGATATGCGAGTAGAGTTGATGAAGTAATGCTTGAGCTTTGGCCAGCGACTAGTAAGCTACAATCTGAGATTTACGGAGACCGTGTCAATGATATCTTGAACGCAAATGCGAGCAAGGATGCGAATATCAACGTCAAAGATGGTGTTTGTATCGAGAGCAAGACAGAGGTCACACATCGGGTTATCTCAAAGAAAGTGTATAGCCAACATCAAGTATTGGAGTTAGAACGTGTCAGATTTAATCGGAGCAGATAGCTTAATCGCTAAATGTCGCAAATTGGCAAGCAAGCAAGTAGGCGATGATATCGTCAGACGTGCGGTCTTAAATGCGTGTAAAAATGTAGTTCAAGCAGAAGCTAAACTCAGAGCGCCAGCGAATGAGGGAGAGCTAAGAAACAGTATCAAAGTAAGGGTTAAAGTCGAAGGCGACCGAGTTTTTGGAGAGGTTTTTACAAACCTTGAACATGGAGTTTATGTCGAACTTGGGACTGGACCCAAAGGACAAGCAAGCCACGCTGGGATTTCTCCTGACGTGAACGTGTCTTATCGTTCTAGTCCATGGTATGTGCATGAAGACCAGATTGACGTAGGACCTTACCACTTCCAAAAAATGGGAGAGTTCTACAAGATGTATGGTCAAGCTGCACAACCGTACTTGTACCCAGCCTTGAAAGAAAATCACGACCGTATATCAAACAACATTTCAAAATACGTTAGTAGAAAGATTAGAGAACAGATAAGATGATCAATATTAAGCCAGTTATTTATAAAGAATTGCAAAAGGTCGCAGACAATGTGACCGATACTTATCCAAGCGATTGGGAGCACTTCCCAGTCGTTATTTTTTTGGAAGAACAAAACAAGCCAGGAGACTGGTTCGACGACAAAGAACAAAAAACATCAATTCGCTATAAGGTTGATATCTTTGACAACGATAGCACTAGCGACCTAGCAATTAAAATCAATGAGATTTTTGCTTCATTGGGTTTGCGTAGAATTGAAAGTCAAGACATCCCTGACCCCTCTCATTTGAGACATAAATTGATGAGATTTGAAGGAATTGTCGACCTAGATTCAAAATTGGTTTATCAATATAGAATGGAGAATTAATACATGTTAGCAAATGGAATTACGCTTGCTTATGGGACAGCTAAAGGAACTTACACAAAGCTTGCAGGACTTAAGGAAGTACCTGAATTCGGTATTGAACCTGAAAAGGTCGAAAATACCACCCTTGAAGATAAGGTTAAAAAATATGAATTCGGTATTGGAGATGCTGGAGAACTTGAATACAAATTCGCTTATAAGAACGACGGAGTAAATGCTCCTTATCGTATCTTGCGTAATGCAGCAGACAACAAGACAAAACTTTTCTTTGAACAAACATACCCAGACAACACCAAGGTTAAATTTGAAGGACAGGTATCTGTCAAACTTGGCGGTGGTGGTGTGAACTCTGTAATTGAGTTTACTCTTAAAATCGCATTGCAATCTGAACTTGAATTCACAGACGGAATTGGAGGTTAATTAAATGGCTCTACCATATACGACATGGAAGGTCAGCGAGGACAAGGAGTTAAAACTCCGACTCACTTCCTTGCAAGGGACTAAAGTTGAAGAAAAAATTGGAGCAAACTTGCTCAAGGTATTCATGCCTGAAGAAGGTGAAACTTTCACATTGCCTCCTTTGAAGGTGATGCTGCTCTTAACTCATGGAGCACTTCAAAAATATGAGCACGGTATTTCATTTGAAGATACATCTGACCTTTACGACGAGTATGTCGATAATGGTGGAGACCAGGCGGCGTTCATGGCGGATGTTATCTTGCCATTGCTCCAAGTTTCGGGTTTTATGCCACGGGAGAAACCAAGCAAGAAGAAAGCTCCCAAGAAAACCAAACTGGAAGTAGTCGAGTAGAACAGGCTACGGTCAATTCTATAACTGAAATAGTTGAGAGGCTCTACCCTATGTTCTTAGACATCGGGGGGGAGCCTCTCGTTTTTTGGGATTTAACGGTGCTTGAAATCAGAGAAATGATTGAAAGCTATAACCGTGTTAGGATTCAAAAACAAAAAGACAAAATCATTGAGTCGTACAGGCTTTCACAAATGATTGCTAATAATGTTTCTTTGTTGCTTTCAAAAGATGCCAAGCCACTTGAGGTTTGGGACTATGCCCCTGAATTATTCCAGGAAGAGAGAGAACAAGTCGAAAAAGCAAGGCAAGAACAAGAAATGCGGGCACATAAAGAACGCATGCGCATGTTTGCTGAAAGTCACAACAGGAAATTTAAGACGAAAGGGGAATAAATGGGAGTTACTCTTGATGAGCTCAAGGTAATGATTGATGCTGAAATTGCGCCTTTCAAAAACAAAATGAAAGAAGTAGAGAATAGGGTCAAAGATGCATCTGGTAAGGTGCAAGAGTCAACCAACAAAATCAAAACTCAGTCAGGATCCATGCTAGGCGTTTTTGGTAAATTAGCTAAATTCGCTGGTTTTGCTTATCTTGGTAAGAAGTTGCTTGACGTTGGTATGTATTCGACACAGATGGCTCTTGAAGTTACAGCTTCGGTCAACCAAATTAAACGTCAGATGGGCGAGAGCTCGCAAACATTCTTAAAATGGGTTAACGATAACGCCAACGCTATGAATATGAGCGTAGGAGAGGCAACAAACTATGGTGCGGTTTATTCTAACCTTTTCTCTGGTTTTATTAAAGATTCAGGGAAATTAAGCGCCTATACTGCTAAAATGCTACAAACCTCTGCAGTTGTAGCCGAGGGTTCAGGACGTAGTATCACGGACGTCATGGAGCGTATTCGTTCAGGTTTGCTAGGGAACACGGAAGCGATAGACTTTTGTCGCACCGCTTAGAAATAGGCGGATTAAGAACTTACCAAAATCGGTAGAACTCTAAATTTTAAGTAATTAAAACATGACGATACCGAGGTAAACTAAGCAATTAAAAAGGCTTAGTCACCGTAGAGCATAGGGATTGAACCTGTGCTTTTTGTTTTGTCAAAAAGTATAGAATAAAATATCCCCACGAGTGGTAAGCGCCTAAACAATTCGGTTGTAGGTGAAAATATATGCCGAACTTACAAGAAATTGTAAGAAGTATGGATAAAAAGCCATGCGATAACATTATTGAGAAGACTTAGGTATCAACGTAAACGTGGCCATGATCCAGTCCACAGAAGCCTTTAAACGCTTTGCAAATGGCCAAAGTTGGGACCAGCTAGACTACCAGACACAACAACAAATCCGTTTAATGGCTATCTTGGAACAAGCTACTGCCAAATATGGTACGACCTTGTCGCAGTCAGTCAACGGACGAATCAGCTTGTTTAAATCATTGCTGAAAGATGCTGCACTTAACGTAGGTAACGCATTCTTACCAATCGTGAACGCAGTCATGCCAGTCTTGAACTCATTCGCAATGGTATTGAAGAATGTTACTGCTAAGCTGGCAGAGTTTATCGCTCTAATGTTTAACAAGAAAGCCACTGTAAAAGACGGTGGTGTAGCTGGTGCAGTCAATGACATGAACGGTTCGCTACAAGATGCAGCAGGCGGTGCAGGCGACCTAGCAGATGCCATGGGTGACGCAGATGATGCTTCAGGTGGTATGGCCGATAACTTGGACGACACAGCCAAGTCAGCCAAGAAAGCCGTTAAGGAATTACTTGGTCTAATGGGATTTGATGAAATCAATCTATTAGGTAAGAAAGACGATTCTGGCGATGATGATGGTGCTGGTAAAGGCAAAGGCGGAGGCGGTGGAGGCAAAGGCAAGAAAGGCAAGGGGGGCGGTGGCGCACCTTTCAAGGATATCTTGCCAGAAGTTGCTCTAACCGATATGGATAACCAATTCAAGAGCATTTTTGATGGCCTTGGAGCTAAACTAAAAGGTCTATTCGACCTATTTGGCAAAGGTTTTAACGCTGCGTTTAAGTCTGACGGATTAGAACGTATCAAGATTGCTTTGGGCGAAATTGCTAAAACAATCGCAGAAATTGCTACGGATTCACGGGTAGTGAATTCTTTTGATAGGATGACTAAGAAGATATCTTACGCACTCGGTCAGATTGCAGGCTCAATTGGTACTGTCGGTGTAGGTATCGGTGTATTTCTATCTGAAAGCATTGCTAATGGTCTAGGACGCCAAAAACAGCGTATCATAAGAGCACTAGTTGCTTCGTTTGATAGCAACGGCGAAATATACGAAGCAGTCGGGAACATCGCTCAGGCGCTTTCTAGTGCGTTCTACGATGCGATTACTTCAACGGGCGCTGTAAGAATTGGAAGCTCTCTAGTTTCTATATTCCTAGGAATTGGGTCTAGCATTACAGAGATTTCGATGAAGTTAGGTAGTGACATAATGCAAGCCATCGAGCGTGCTATTGTAGATAATGCTCCTGGACTATCTAACTCTTTGCAGAACCTATTCCAGTCTGTGGCTCCAATATTTGAAAGCGCAGAACAAGCTATCAACAAGATTATAGATACGGTTAGCGTATTCTATGAAAATCACATAAGACCGCTGATTAAAACAGCAGGAGAAGACTTATCTAAGCTCATTGATTTAATTATTAAAGGTTGGGATGAAAATATTCAGCCAGTTATTGATGAATTTGGGAAGAAATTCTCAGAAGTGATCGATAGTAATGTTGGAAAGACCATCGAGAAAGTGGTTGAGTTAATCGCCAAATTTTTTGAACTCGCCCAAACATTGAACAGACACTTATATCCGGTTATTGCATTCTTAGTTGAGACATTCTTCAAGGTTCTAGGACCAGTATTCAACTTCTTAGCTCAAATATTCATCGCTACTTATGACATGATTTCTAAGATTGTTGGTGATGTTGCTGAGTTGTTAAGTGGTATCATTGATATCATTGAAGGTCTTTTCACGGGAAATCTAAGCAAAATCCAAGAAGGTTTAGGCGAGATTGCTAGTGCGTTGTTTGAATTTCTAGGGCACGCTTCAGATTTTGTCTACGGTCTTACATTTGCTACATTGAGCGCATTGTGGGATTTAGTCAAGGTACTATTTCAGATTATCTTTGATACGATTGTTGGTATCTTTTCTCCATTCGTAGAATGGTACGTTGGTGTGTTCCAAGCTGCATGGGATGGAGTTATTGCCATCTTCATAGGCTTAGGAACGTGGTTTGGTGAGCGCTGGAATGAAGTGACTACTGCACTTTCAAATGTCGGTGCTTGGTTTATAAATATGTTCCAGAAAGCTTGGAATGGACTCACTGGTATATTTGCTAATATCGGTACCTGGTTTGGTGAAAGATGGAACGACGTCACGAATGCACTTGCTAACGTAGCTACTTGGTTCGGAAGTATTTTCACAAGTGCTTATAATGCAGTGGTTAACGCATTTAGCAACATCGGAGGTTTCTTCAGTGGTGTTTGGTCTACCGTCAAGAATATCTTTGTTGGTGCTGGCCAAGCAGTCGGTAGCGCAGTAGGCGGAGCTTTCAGAAGCGCAGTTAACGCTGTTCTGGGAACGATTGAGAATGTTGTCAATGGCTTCGTTGGTATGATCAATGGCGTTATTGGCATGATTAACAAAATCCCTGGAGTATCTCTAGGAAGTATTGGTTATGTCAGCCTTCCTCGTTTAGCCCGTGGTGGTATCGTTGACAGTCCTACCGTGGCAATGATTGGTGAAGCTGGTAAAGAGGTTGTTATGCCTCTTGAGAATACAGGCTTCTTACAAACTATGGGACGTATCGTCGGCGGTGCCGTTGTTAACGCTCTAGGTGGTGGCTTGCCACAATCTGGAGGATTTAGTGGCAGTGGTGACATCGTTATTCAAATCGGTGGTCATGAGTTTGGTCGTGTGGCCATTCAAGAAATCAATCGAGAACAAGAACGTGCAGGACAAGTCTTGCTTAACATCTAGAGGGAGGTAAAATGGCGCATTTAGTAATTAACGGGGTGGCTGTTAAGCCTCCCAAGTCTTTTCAAGTTGGTATCCAGGATATCGACGGAGAAACAGGGCGCAACGCAAACGGAGACATGGTGCGTGACCGTATCACGACCAAGCGCAAGCTAGATTGTGAGTGGGGCATGCTGACTCAAGGAGAAATGAGTCAGCTTTTAAATGCCGTATCGCCTGAGTTCTTCACGGTGTCCTATCCTGACCCAATGTCAGGGCAAACAACTAAAACATTTTACGTCGGAGACAGAACGGCTCCGAGCTACTCATTTACTGAAAAATTCAAGCCATGGTCTGGTGCTAAATTTAATCTGATAGAAAGGTAGGTTTTTAAATATGGATGTATTCAGACGACAGAAATTCAATGAAGCGATGTTCGCTAAAAACCGTACTCTTGCTATCAGAGTAGGACAGTATCAATCAAGTGATATCAAAGAGGCTAGTTTTGATTATGGCTACATCAAAGGTGATACATATAAGCCAGGGGGGACGTGTGCAGGTAGTTCCAAGATTGTTTTTGCGAGCGTGATTACATCATTTAGAAAGTTAGATAAAATAACCCCAGAGATTGGCCTTTTGGTCGACGGAACCTATGAATGGGTGAAGATGGGCGAATACTTTATCAATGATATTGAAATCGACCGAAATCGTAACACTACTACATTAGAACTCATGGACGGCATGTTTAAGTTGAACCGTGAACACGTCACAGACTTAACCTACCCCGCAGAAATCAGAAATGTAATCAAAGAAATCTGTTTAAAAACAGGTATCACCCTTGCCAATGAAACCATGGGGCTTGCATCCATGAATTATCGAATTGACAAAGTTCCGAAAGATAAAAAAATGACATTCCGAGATGTTTTGGGCCTATCAGCTCAAATGCTCGGGATGTCTTGCTTTTTCAATCGTGAAGGAAAACTTGAAGTCAAGGAATTGACCGACTCTGGGATTGTGATCACTGCCGATAGCTACTTCATGCACGGATTGACCAAGAGCGAGATTGAGTATCAAATTGCAGGGATAACCTGTAAAAAGGATAAAGAAACGCTCACGGTCGGATTGCGTACAGGTCGTTCCCTTGAAGTTGAAAATGTGTTGATGTACCAGTCTGCTTTAGACAACCTCTATCACAATATCAAGGATATCAGGTACTATCCATTTAGCCTGAATTATCAAGGGCATCTATTACTTGAGGTCGGTCAGTGGGTAACTATCAAAACCAACACTGGCGAGACGTTCAAATCTCCAGTTTTGAGCCAATCTTTCAACTTTAAAGGTGGGCTTCGTGGTCGTATTAGTGCCGACAGTAAAGCTGGGAATGATGCGCAATATTCATACGCTGGAACCATAACGAAGAAGATTGAACAATTCAATGATTTTGAAGCTCAAATTCAAAACCAAATTGAAGAAGCTGATAAGGATTTTGATAATAAAGTTAAGAAAATCAAAAAAGACTTTGATGACCAGATTGAATTGGTTAATGATAAGGTTAAAAAGGAAAATCAAAAACTTTCTGAAGAAATCAACAGACGGTTCCAAGAGTTCAACCCATCAGGTTTTGAAGAAGCTAAAGCTAAAGCAGAGGAAGCTTTACAAAAAGCTGGAGCAAATGCTGATCTCGTTGAGGAAGCGAAACGAATTGCTGCTGACAACGCTAGGGATTTAAACGCATTTAAAACCTCGACTCAGAAAGAACGTGAGAAGTTGTCAGATGAGCTGAAGCGTTATTCACGAGAAGAATCTGAGAATAAACTGACAGAAATCAGGGAAGTTCTGGCTAGTAACTATGTTTCTAAAAGGACCTATGTAGAAGATGCAGAAGGGACACGTCAACGACTCGAAGCTATAACACAAGACAACAAGTCTAAGTTAGCAGAGTATAAAAAAACAGTCGACGGTCAATTCACAAAGCTATCTAGTCAGATTGCTGACAAGGTAGATAGGTTGGATTTTCAGCAAGTAAAAGAAACAAGTCAATTATACGAACGTGTTTTAGGGAATACTGAACAAGGTTTGCCTGATAAAATTTCACGTCTTGTCATGTCTAACGAGATATTCCAGACAGAGGTTGGAAAGTATTCGACCCAAGGTGGACCGAATATGCTCAGAAATTCGAGAGCGGATGACGGTCTAAAATACTGGAATGGTAACCCAAGTAAATTTAAGTTCTTAGAACATCGCTTCTACATGAACGGTCAAAAGCGAATGTTCTTACTTGAGAATGGCGCAGTCGTTGGTAGTCCGTGGTTCATTTTTAAAAGAAACGCAGATTACACGCTTAACTTGCTAGCTTTTGATGCTAACACTGCTAGAGTTAGGATAACGTTAAGAAAATATAAGAAGGATCCTAATTCTTCAGAAGTAATTCAAACGATTTTTGATAAGACTGGTTCACCAGCTTTTAGTTCAAACGAAGCATTCAAGCGTTCTTTCAAGTTTAACACAGGAGATTTTGATAAAGGATATCTAGTATTTGAATATACAGGCAATACTAACGGATGGTCTGGTATGTTCATGACCGAACTTGACTTTTACGAGGGTTCAAATGACCGCAAATGGCAACCAGCGCCAGAAGACTCAGCAGAGCCTATCGAGGCAGTACGGACACAAGTAACACAGCTAGCTGGCTCATGGGCAGTTCAGAACATCAACAGTACAGGTGATTTGATTTCAGGAATTAATCTTGGCGCCAATGGACATAACCGATTCGTTGGTAAGTTGACTCACATCACTGGCGATACCTTGATTGACAATGCGGTTATCAAGTCAGCTATGATTGATAAACTGAAGACTGCAAACTTTGAAGCTGGTTCAGTTACTACTACTATTTTGGGAGCTGAAGCAGTAACGGCTGACAAGGTCAAATTTGATACAGCGTTCATTCAGAGGTTAGTATCACAACAAGCATTTATCAATGAGTTGTTTGCGAAACAAGCGACGATTACTAAGATACAATCTATTGATTTTACAGCTAACCATATTAAAGGTGGGGTGCTCACGTCTACAAACGGTAAATCAGTCTTTGATTTGAACGCTGGACAAATTAGGATGCAAGGGGGTCCTGCAGGTTGGAGAACCTCATGGGACTCCAACGGATTAGCGTTTAGAGGTCCCAACAATGATGTTTGGGGTGCGATGGGGGGTGACTCTGGTGGTGGTGTCGGTATCTATATGCGTGGAGATCATGCGTTTAACTTAACCGTAAACCATAGTGACAGCGGGAATTCACAGCCTTATACAGCTTTGCGGGTGAAATACGGAGAAGGTACAACCTTACAATTTTCTCCAGGTGGCCCATCTTACAACTTGTTATTATTGTTTAATGATATTTACCGAAATATTGCTCAGCTTCACGATGTAAAAACTACCTCTAAGAATTATTCATGGTCAATATACGGTCCTCTTAAATAGAAAGGTTAAACATGAACACAACAGATAAAATTATCAACGATTTAGGAACGCAATTTGCTAACAAAATGATTGAGTGCGCAAATTATAAGGCATTCTATGACGAAGCACGAGAACAACTCCAAGAAGCCCACGGGCAACTTGAAAAAATCAACAAAGTTTTACAGTCGAATGATGAGCTTAAAGCTCTATTTGACAAAGTGGCAGATGAATTGGATAAACAAAAGGAAGAAGGATAATATATGACATTTAAAGTAGTTAACAAATATCTTCAAGATAGCGGAAGGACTTTTGTCGCTATCCGTCAAGAAGCGCCTTATACGGCATTTGACCGCATTCTCATTGGCGACCGTGTGAACGAGTCAGACGAGGTTCTGATTGAGGCAGTTCTTGGTCAGGTCGCTACTGAACTAAACCCAGCTGAAGGTGTGAAGAAACTTCAGGAAGACTTGCACACACAAGCGCAAGAATACGAAGTAAAACTTGCTGAGAAAGATGCAAAAATCGCAGAAGTTAAGGCAGTAGCAGATTGGTCGGTTCTAGTTCGAGTGACGGACGTAGACAATCCGCTGGATCCTACATTATTCAAGCGTGGCCTTGAATTGGTAGACCTTGGCCAAACCGGAAAGATCTATAAACCACAAGAGATCTTCACACTTGAAAATCCTAACCATGTCGAGAAGTTTCAGGAAGGGAAACGGGCCATGGTTCAAGTGAACGAAGAATTCACTTATCAAGGACAAACGCTCGAAGAGCTAGCAACGCTTGAACAAAACGGGAAATTGGGCATCTGGAAATGGGAACCACCTAAGGCGCCAAAGGAAAGCAACGAGCTTGAAACTGAAGCAGTACCACGCTAGAAAGGAGAATATATGAAAATCGAATTGTTTAACTTTTTTAGAAGCCTGATTCAAACAGAAGATGGTTTAGTATTGTATGCGCTAGGCTTAATTGTGATTCTAGAAATCGTAGATTTTGCATCAGGGACGTTTGCAGCGATTGCAAATCCAGAAATTGAATACAAGAGCAAGATTGGTATTAACGGTCTGATTCGAAAGATTCTTGGTGTTCTATTGTTGATGGTATTGATTCCGATGTCTGTCTTGTTGCCTGAGAAAACAGGGTTCGCATTCCTATACTCAATTTACCTGGGATATTTGCTTTTTACATTCCAGTCACTCATCGAAAATTACCGTAAGTTGAAAGGGAATGTGACTATCTTCCAGCCTATCATTAAGGCATTTGAGCGCTTATCTGGTGACAAAAATGACAAGAACGAAGGAGAACAATAATGGATATTGATACAAGTAGACTAAGGACTGACTTACCACAAATTGGCGAACAACCATACCGACAAATTCATGCACATTCAACGGGCAATCCAAATTCAACTGCTCAAAATGAAGCAGACTACCACATGCGTCGTCCTGTTGATTCAGGCTTTTTCTCGCACGTTGTCGGCAACGACCGTGTAATGCAGACCTGGTACACAGATATGGGGGCCTATGACGTGGGAGGTGGCTGGAACGTTGAAGGATACGGCCAAGTTGAGTTGATCGAGAGTCATAGCACAAAAGAAGAGTTTATGCGTGATTATAAGCTCTATGTTGAGCTTTTGCGGAATCTTGCTGATGAAGCAGGAATTCCGAAAACGCTGGACTCTGACAGTCTAGCAGGCATCAAGACGCATCAGTATTGTACGTACAATCAGCCACGAAATGCGAGCGACCATGTGGATCCATATCCTTATCTTGCAAAATGGGGCATTAGCCGTGAGCAATTCAAGAAAGATATTGAAGATATTGAAGGGGGTCTGTCTGAAGCTGGATGGCGCCAAAATGCTTCTGGCTGGTGGTGGGAGGAGTCGGATGGCTCTTACCCAACAAAAAGCTGGAAGAAAATCAACAATGAGTGGTTCTACTTCGATGAACGTGGATACTGCCTAATCAACCGTTGGTTCAATGATGGCAAAGATTGGTTCTATCTTGACAAACGTGGCGCAATGGTCACAGGCTGGATGTTCCTCAACCATCGATGGTATTTCTTCAAATCAGACGGTCGCATGGCCACTGGTTGGGTGAAATACCGTGAAACTTGGTATTTTATGGAAGAAAAAGATGGTTATATGCTGTCTAAACAATTCATCAAATCGGGAGACGGATGGTATTACTTGAAGGCAAACGGTGAACTTCACACAGACCCAGCCTTCAAAACCGAACCAGACGGGCTTATCACTATAGTTGATAAACCAAAAGAAGAAAAATAAAAACAGAAAGGACTTTCAAATTAGATTACACCAACCGCAGGCAATAGCTTGCGGTTTTTTGTTTGCAATAATAAAAGCAGTGACCGAAATCACTGCTTATCAGCTATAGCAAATTCATAGAGCTTTTCTGCCGTTAGAAGCGCCATTTTGTCCATGCTTGTTTTTCCTTTTCTGAGATCAGAAACAGTAGTCCACGGAACTCCAGCGCCTTGCGAAATAGCAGATGTAGAAATAGAACTGTTAAGTAATTCTTGAATAACTTTTCTCAT